GGTCGTCTGGGTTCCAGTTTCTGCGGATGGCCAGCACGGTTTGCGTGTTTTTCTCAATCGTGACCACGTAAGGCAGAGCAATTCCCGTCTCTTCCCCGTCTTCCATGTCCTCAAAACCCGGAAGATCGAGGTTAACGTGCATCTCAAGCAGCTTGAACCGGTCATCTGAGGTGGCTTGGAACCCCATCTTCTCAGCAATCTTCTTCTCAACCTCGTCAAAGGTCGCTACCGGCTCGCCAAGTTCGGCGTCAACATAAAACCCTGCGGCCTGAAGACGCACGATTTCGTTCTTAGTCTTCCGCATAACATGGGTTACACGCTCCGCAGTCATCAAACTCGATGCGCCATACGGGACCACCATGTCTTCAGCCGGTACAAACGTAGCCACCGGGCGTTCGAGGTTCGGATCGTAGTAGACCTTCTTGAAAGCGTTACCCGCCAAGCCCAAGCCCCACAGCATTCGCTCATGTTCGGGCCTGTACTCGGTCATCTCGTCGGTCAAGCGATAGTTCATATCGTCCTTGACACGAATCGCAGCATCTTTCTTCTCGGTCGTCTCTTTACCAATGATTTGTGTCTTGACTGGACCCTGAGCAGGAAAGGTCTCCATGATGGTCTCTGACTGGAACTTGACTAGCGTCTCAGCCAAAAGAGGGTGATACACACCACAGGCACCCGGCCACGGCTCAGTCCGGTCCTCGATCTTCATGCCAAGAAGCTCAAGACCGTCTACATACGTTTGAATCCAGTCTTTGCGAGACGAAAGATCCATCTCGAACTCGCCAATCAACTCTCCGGCCAAATGGGAGAGTTCTTGCGGGTCCATTAGTTCAACCAGATTCGCACCGAAGTCCGGATCCATCTTTTCAATGAGAAGCTCAACATCCCCTGATCGGATGGCTACTGATTCCGGCTCTTCAATAACGATCTCAACATCAGGCTCCTCCAAGTCAATTGTGCCCTGGGGTGCTTGATAAAAGGACTTGTCGATCATGTTTGTTCCTTAGTAGAACGCTGGGCGTCTACGGTAGTAGGACGGCTCATCTTCTTCGTCAAGTGCGGTACGGATGTAACCTCCTCGACGAAACCGCATGAGAGCCAACGAGACGGTATCCACGTAGTCATCGTGTTCCGAGTTGGGAAAGCCCGCCACTTCATCAACCACCTCTTCGGCCCACGAGGTGTTTGGTGCCCACACGCGACCCGAAGCAAAGATGTCTGAAACGGCGTTCAGGCGAGTTATCTTATCGTTCCCCTTTACAGGCGTAAACTCTTGAACCATCACATTCATGGCCCGCAGCTCATAGATCAACGGACCACCAGACGCCCGTTTCTCAATCACCACCGAGTCCGGATCCCATTCTTTGTACTGTTGAAGCACCAGTTTCTTTAGGTCCGGGAACTCCACTCGATCACGTATGGCGTTCAACAAGATGATGTTTGCCTGAGGTTCACCGTGCTCATCATTCCTATAGAACACGCCCCAGGTCGTACAGGCCGAATAGTCAGCCCGCTGGTTCTTCTCAAACGCCGTATCCCACGCTTGAAGCACAAACTCACAGTCCGGAGGATCCTCTTCCTCCCACCGCTTCCACCACTCACGTTTGATGACGGCCGCTTCTTCAGCTACCGGGTTCTGCTGGTACTGAGCTTGCCACTTACCATTAGGCAGCTCCTCCCTTAGAGCTTCTAACTCCTTCAGGCTCCAGAACTCAGGCCATACAGGCTTGCCGGATGGAAGGATTGCGGGGAACTCAACCACCTCCCAGTCTTCACCACCGCGCTGTGCGGCGGCTTTCAAAACCTGCCCTACGAGATCCCGTTTTCCCCACCGAGTCATGACCACGATGATTGCCCCGCCAGGCTGTAATCGCTGTCGTGGACCCGAGGTGTACCACTCATACACCTTGTCGTAGACCTTGGGATCATGAGCCGCGAGAGCCGCTTCCTGCTCGGAGTGTGGATCGTCGATGATCAACAGATCCGCACCTTTACCAGTCACCGTACCCCCAACACCAATAGCAAAATACTCACCGTTTCTATTCGTAGACCATCTACCTGCGGCCTTTGAATCCTGTCTCAACTTCACGTCTGGAAAGACCTTGGTGTACAGATCACTGTCTACAAGGTTTCTAACTTTCCTTCCAAACCCAACAGCGAGTTCAGCCGTATTGGAACACTGGATTACTTTCTTCTCCGGATACTTCCCGAGAAACCAAGCCGGTAATAAGTAGCTTGCAAACTCGCTCTTTGTATTATGTGTACAGATATATTCTGTTCCTGCGAGAAACAAACCATCTTCTCGATCAACCTTAATACATTGCACGTCACCAGTAATATGGAGTTTTTGAATCTTTATATATCTACCCATTTTCTTGTGTTGTTTCATACGCGCCAACTTTCGTGGGATAGTAGTTAATCCCGGCGCATAGAACATTATTCTCCAATAATCTCCATAGTCTTTATCTGGATGTTTCTCCCGCATCTTATAAATATGCGGTTTGATGCCAAGGCTAGATAACAGTTGGCTAATATCGTAGACCATCTGTTTACTAACACTTCCAATAGCGATTTGGCCTTTGAGATTCACCACTCCTTTTGCATCTATTAACCCCATCAGTAAGTCTTTGCGTTGTTGTACTGATGCCAGGAGATACTGTTCTGGAATATGTTTGCGTCGCATCACTTGGAGTTTTGCGAGCTTATGGGTGATATTGTCTATTGTGTACTGGTGGTATTTCCATTGACGGCCGATCTTATATTTCCTGCGTTGAATCTCGCGTCGGATATACGGTGCGTCTTTGAGTTTGTTTGATACAGAGGGGTAGAGTCTGTTTCCATCTCCGAGAAACACGCCGAGGACGTAGGGGTCCATCGTGAGTTTCTTTTCGGGATATTCAACGGGTGATACGTCTGGTAGCCGTGGTCTAAGTTTCTTACCGGGTTCTTCTTGTCGTTTATAGAGCTCCTCTGTAGTCATCGTGGTGGGTTTGTATTTCACGTTGCTGACGGTCCAGAGGTGTTCACCGTCTACATCGAGGAAGGCTTTATCGTCTGTGATGACTCTATATAGGGTTCTGTTCTTGAAGACTTCCGACTTACCGAGAACCTTGGTGGGTTTACCGTCTGGGCCGAATACGTAGTCCCCAGCGGTGATCTCGGAGATTCGTTTCCATCCCGATACGGTTGGGATCTTCGTGGAGGTGAGAAGAGCATGCCGTGGTGGGAGGCAGATGATCAGGCGCTTTTTCTTTCCTTCAACAATCTCGGCGAACTTCGAGGCGATGATGGAGTGATGTCTACCCGGTATAAACCCTGGCCACACAGACTTCACATAAGCCATGAAGTCAACCTGAGATCGTTCTCGTTCAAGTCCTTGGTTGTACTCTTTCAGTGTATTAAGAAGGATCTCCCGTTCAATCGCGGGGAGTTGTTCTACTAGATCTGGAAGGTTTCTCTCATCCAGATTCTTCAGTATCTGAACAATGTCTTTATCCATTGACCGGCCGGATGGATCGATGTTGGTTCTTCAAATACGTACAGTGCCCTCTCGCAACGAGCTTCATCATCGTGGAGTACACCCAGTTCCTGCTTTTGATTCCAAGCAGCTCTTGTAAGTCCCCCACTGAGGGTCCATAGCCGTTCTCATCCCAAAACTCCTGTATAGCTATATACAGTTCCTTTTGCCGGGGTGTCATTTCCATAAGGGGGTACTTTCACTTATCCCGGGGGGTGGGGTCTTCATCTACCACTTTTTCAGGGGGAGGGGGGTCTATTACCACCTCACGGTTCTCCTCCCTCCTCAACCCCTCTAACGCTTTCGTAGGATTCTTCAACGCCGCTCTCAACGCACTAATAAGCTCATCCTTCACCACCCCAGGATCCTTCACATGCTCCACCTGCCTACGATCCGTAAAGGCTCCTACCTCCGTCACCTTCCCCAACATCCCCAAAGCCTTCAACCTCTGCGCCGGGCTAATGTCCTCATCTACGGCATGCTGCAACAACCGCTCCACCACCAACGCCCGTATCTGCAATGGATTCAACGGCTCTACACCCTCCAACACTTCCTTCCACTTACTCATCACAACACCCCATCGTTCCCAGGGAA